ATCCATGGTTTGCACCGAAGATGCAAGTTTTCGAGAGTGGAGATGTTCAGGACATGTGCGGTGAGGATGTATCCTTTTGTTTAGATGCAAAGGAAGCAGGATTTGAGATTTGGTGTGATCCCCGTATTCGGGTTGGTCACGAAAAAACTCGTGTTATCTGAGGTATATGCAAATGGCTAAAAAGAAAGAGTATTATTACAACGTTTATCGCGGCGAACAACTCGTACATGAAGAGTTGACAGAAGAAGAATTTATGGATAAAATGGAGTGGTACGCACATGAGTACTACATGACGCAGGATCCATCTTTAAATCCTGCAAATTTCCGTCACGAAATGAAACAACTACTAGAGGAGTGAATTAATTATGGCAGTACGTGCAAAAGTCGGTCTAAACAAGACTAATTTCCAACCTGGCAAACCCAAAAAAACTCGTCAGGGATCTTCTGAGAACACAAAATACGCGGCGTCGTCCCGTAACTCGGCTCGTAAAGCCTATCGTGGTCAGGGTCGTTGAGTAAATTTACTTAAAAATAAGACACAAATCGCCTTTCGGGGCGATTTTTTTATGGGATAGCGAAAAAACCTCTCTAAATACATAAAGTTCAAGGTCGATAAATGGCAGTTTCCAAGGTTTCAAGAGGATTTAAGGACATTTCCTTGTCTTTTGACCCTCATCCTGTCACAAAAGACCTTCCTATATTAAAAAATGAGAGAGCAATTCAAAGAGCTGTGCGTAATTTAGTACAAACACAGTTTAATGAGAGGTTTTTTCAACCTGATCTTGGGTCATCAGTGGGAGATCTGCTATTTGAGTTCGTAGATTATGGTGCTTCCAACGAAATTAAGGAACAAGTTAGAAATATTATCGAAGAATTTGAACCAAGAGTTAATAATGTGCGTGTGGAAGTCTCTCCAAATCCTGAACTTAATGAATTTGAGTGTTTAGTAGCATATAATATTGTTGGATTATCTGTTCCAACTCAAGAATTTACGTTCATCCTAGAGGCAACACGATAATGCCATTCACAAATTACACAAATCTTGACTTTGATCAAATAAAAGAGTCAATTAAAGATTATTTAAGAGCAAATTCGGATTTTTCCGACTTTGATTTTGAAGGATCCAACTTTTCTGTCCTAATCGACGCTTTAGCATACAATACTTACATCACTGCCTTTAATGCAAACATGGCAGTGAATGAATCTTTCATCGAATCTGCCACTTTAAGAGAAAATGTGGTCTCTTTGGCACGAAATGTTGGTTATGTACCTAGATCAAAGACTGCAGCTAAGTCAGATTTGTCATTTACGATTAAATTTACTGGAAATAGTCAAACTGCAACGTTAAAAGCTGGTTTAGTTTGTGTTGGAACAACTCAAAACAGCAGTTTTGTCTTTTCAATTCCCGAAGATATCGTAGCTACTGCACCTTTGGATGATCCTAATGATCAATTTGTTGGTCCTAGGACTGCAATTTTCAATAATATCTCAGTTTACCAAGGAACTGTAGCAAAACAGAAATTTACTGTTGATCAATCACTAGATCAAAGATTTATATTGAATAATACTGGTATCGATACCAGAACTTTAGTCGTAAGAGTCAAAGGACCATCTGATACGACTGCTGGAAAAGAATATAGAAGAATTGATAGTATTACAACTCTAACTCCTGCTTCAGAAATTTATTTTATTCAAGAAGTTAAGGATGAAAAGTATGAATTACTTTTTGGTGATGGTATTTTTGGTAAAAAGTTAGAAACTGGTAGTGTTATTGAAGTTTCTTATATTGTCACAGATGGATCTGAAGGAAATGGTGCATCATTATTCAGTTTTTCTGGATCACTAAAAGGTGACGAAAATCAGACACTGATTCCAACAAATACCATAGTAATTACAACCAACGTAAAGGCGCAAGGAGGCGCTTCTATTGAGTCTTTACGCTCTGTTAAGTACTTTGCCCCTAGACTGTATTCATCGCAGTACAGGGCGGTTACGGCTAGCGATTACGAGACGATAGTTAAGTTAGTTTTCCCTGAAGCTGAGTCCGTATCTGTGATTGGTGGAGAAGAACTAACTCCTCCAAGATTTGGTGAAGTTCAGATTACCATCAAACCAAAAAATAGTCTTTATATCTCAGAATTTAATAAACAACGAATTCTGAATGATATTAAACAATATTCTCTTGCTGGAATTCGTCAAACAATCGTTGATCTTGAAATTCTTTCAATCGAATATGATACATTCATTTATTATAACACCAGTAAAGTCAAGAGTGTTGATGATCTTAAGAGCTTAATCACAAGTTCATTAAATGATTTTGCCGCATCAGAAGATTTGAACAATTTTGGAGGTAGATTCAAGTATAGTAAATTCTTGAATGAAATTGATTCTTCTAGTGGAGCTATTACATCAAACATTACAAGAATTAAAATCCGAAGAGACTTAAAAGTTGCTCTTGGGAGAGATGCTCAATACGAATTGTGTTTTGGAAACCAATTCCATGTAGTCACTGAGGGAAGAAATATCAAATCCACTGGATTTAACATTAGTGGAGTTGACAAGACTCTTTATATAACAGATCTTCCAAATGCAGATCAAAAATCAGGAATTATATCATTTGTTTCTCTATCAGATTCTGGAGAGGCGGAGACTGTAATTCAAAATGCAGGAACAGTTGACTATATTACTGGTGAGATACTTTTAAATACCGTAAACATTACAAATACTACACTACCAAACGGAATTATTGAAGTTCAAGCGTTCCCAGAAAGTAATGATGTGATTGGATTAACTAATCTTTTCGTTGTTCTTTCAACTGAGAAAAGCACCATAAATATGGTGAAGGACACCATTACATCAGGAGTACAAGTTTCTGGTATAGGGTTCCCTGTTACATCAAGTTACTCAAACGGTAAGTTAACAAGGTAAAATGATTGAAGCCGGAATAAGCAAACGAGTTAAAATTGGTCTATTAATTGAAAGCCAACTACCATCATACGTTACTACAGAAAATCCAAAAACAGTTAGTTTCTTAAAACAATACTATCTGTCCCAGGATTCTCAAGGTGGCGTTTCAGATATTATTGAGAACTTAGATCAATATCTGAAGTTTGATAACTTAACACCTGATGTAATCAGAGGAACAACTACTCTGACTGCTAATATTACAGCAGAAGAAACTTCAATTGCAGTTGATTCCATTAGAGGATTGCCTCAAAAAGATGGACTCATTAAGATTGATAATGAAATCATTTACTACACAGAAATCAGTGGAACTACCTTGACTGGTTGTGCCAGAGGATTTAGTGGTATTATTGATTATAAAAAGGGTGAGGTAGTTTTCAGTAACAGCTCAGCATCTTCTCATAGCTCTGGTGTAACTGTAACTAATTTAAGTGTTTTATTCTTAAAAGAATTTTTCCGTCATCTAAAAGTATCTTTTGCTCCAGGATTTGAGGATGAGTCTTTTGTAGAGGATTTAAATGTAAATAATTTTGTAAAAAATCTACAGTCATTCTACAATTCTAAGGGAACTGAGGATTCATTTAGAATTCTAATATCTGCTCTGTATGGAAAAGCAGCAAAAATAAAAAATCAGGCAGATTTGCTCTTAGAACCTTCTGCAGCTAATTTTAAGAAAAGAATTACTCTGGTTTGTGAGAAGGTTAGTGGAGATCCACTAAAATTAAGTGGTAGAACCCTTCTCCAAGATGCAAATCCAAATAACAGTGAAGTTGAGGGCGCTTCTGCTCCCATCTCCGAAGTTGAATTTGTAACAAAAAGAGGAAGACCATATTATAACGTATTTCTATTTGATAGATTCAACGATCCTGCAGTAGGATTTGAGGGTACTTTTATTGCTACAGCAAAAACAGCAGTTATTGGAGATCAACCTGTAGGATCTAGTGTTATTACAGTAGATACCACTATTGGATTCCCTAAAAGTGGTCTACTAATAAGTGGAAACAATATTATCACATACACCGATAAGACAATCAATCAGTTTTTAAATTGTTCTGGTGTAACTGAAGAAATATCTTCAACTAGTGAGATTAGAACTAATGATATTGTATATTCCTTTGATGAGGATGGAAATAAAGTTGAAATGAAACTTACTAATGTTATTAGAAGTTTCACCAAAAAAGGAGATGTTTTCTATAATGATGATGATGAAGTCTTTAGAGTAAAGACAATTGGTAAAAAAATCAAGAACCCAACAAAGAACAAAACTATTGAGCAAATTAAGTTCAATTCATGGGTTTACAATACTGCATCAACTATTAATGTAAAAAGTTTTTCTGGATCTACATTTGTCCTCGAAAAAACTATTGATAAGGCATTTTTGAGAAATGGTGACACCGTAGAAATTATCAATTCTGGAGATAATTCTATTGTAGTTCCATCTGCTACAGTATCTGTATCTGCAAGTAATGTTGTTATTCTATCTGCAGCTGAAATCACAGATCTAATTCCTGGCGTAAAGTATAAAATTAGAAGAAGACTCAAAAAATCCACTACAACAAATATTGATCTGGAGTTTGGTAATAATCTATTAACATCCGATGTACAAAACACATATATTGATGAAACTGACGAAAATCTATATGTTGCATCATCATCACTACCATCATATAATATTAATGTAAGATATACTGAGGCAATTCTTCCTAATGTATCTGTTGTAAATGGTACAATTCAAGATCAAGTTAGTGGAACAGATAGTTATAACGTATTATCATTTGAAGATAATGTTCCCTTTGTAACTGGTGATGAAATTGTATATCAAGCAGGAACTGCAACAGAACCAATTGGTGGTCTAGAATTTGGTAGAGTTTACTACGTTCAAGTAATTAACTATTCAAATAAAATAAAACTATTCCTTGCAAGATCATTTATTGATACTGGAGAAAATATAAAACTGGAGATTCCTACGACTTCAGGAACTCACAAATTTGTAATTTCTGAGCAAAGTAATAAAAAATTATCTCCACAAAAGATCCTTAAAAAATTCCCAATTCAAAGTAGGGTTGATACTGGTGCTGTTGTAGAAACAGTGGCTGGAACAACTGGAATGTTGATTAATGGTGTTGAAATTGTTAACTATAAGACTGACGATAAAATTTTCTTTGGACCACTAAAGGAGATTAGTATTGTTAGCCCTGGTAGTGGATATGATGTTATAAATCCACCTGGAGCAAGTATTACTGCACCTCAAGTTTCTGGTGGAACTACTGCACTAGCTAACTTTGCAGTTAGGGGAGAACTAAAAAATATTTTAATCGATCCACAAGATTTTGATATTGAAAAAGTTCTTGATATTAAAGTTAGTGGTGGTAATGGTACTGGTGCTCTTGTTGAACCAGTTGTAATTGATTATTTTAGAACAATTCAGTTCCAGTCAAAACTGGAAGAAGATGGTGGTGGGATTATATATGGTGAGGGGTCAAAAATTACTACAGTCAAGAATCATAATCTTGGTAATGGACAACCAATCTCATATAGTCCCAAATCAAACCCACCAATTCCAATCGCTGGTTATGGTGTAACAACTATCACTGGTAGATTTTTAGAAACGGGTGGTGTTTACTATCCAAACATCTTATCGCCAAATTCATTTGAATTATATGAAACCTTAGGAGACTTGAATAGTGGTATTAATACGATTGGTATTACCACTGGAACATTCGGTGGAGTC